CCATCGCGCAAACTTGAACCTATTTTGAACCAATCCCTATGAACACATTTGAGAAACTGCTGGCCAACATCCAGACCACTGGCGCCGTCGACGAGAACACGCGCGAGCTAGTATTTACGCTTTCCAAGATTATTGACGAGGAGCGCACGCTTCAGGATATCATCGACCGTGAAGGCATGGTGTATGAGACGCAAGGCGACAAAGGCCAGACCTACATTAAGAGCCGGCCGGAGTACATCGAGCTGCAGCGACTGCGCGACAAGAAGCGCGCATACATCAAAGCGCTTGGTGTGGGCAATGCTGAACTTGACGATCCAGACTTCGCATGATTAGGAACGGCAACAGCGTCCACCCAATGAACCGCGAGCTTTCGCGGATGGCGCGACGGAGCGACGTGATCCACGACGTGGATTGCATCTACCGCAATACGGCCAAAGACTTTTGGCTGATGATAGAATGGAAGAACCCAGGGGAGAGGCTCAGTAGCCAGGGCGCCACCAACAGCCTTCAGCAGATGGACGAAGCGTTCGCTAACGCCAGCGCACAGTACAAAGGTTGGTTCATTATCCGGCTGGGCTTCAGTATCGACTCATTCCCACTGGACAACGACCAGCAACTGGAGGTGGTGCACATGCACGACGGTGTAGTACTTGAGGGCAAGAGCTACGCCAGCGGTGCGCAGTCAGCCATTCAGCATATTCTTGATTATGGCCGGTTACTATGACGCAGAAAAGGGTGAAAAGGCAGTTCAATGGATCGAGCGCTATTGTACGCACGTCAAGGGGGCGCTGGGTGGCGAGCCGTTCATACTTGAGGACTGGCAGAAAGACGACATCATTAGGCCACTATTTGGCACGGTCCGCGAGGACGGCCTTCGCCAGTACCGCCAAGCGTACATCGAAGTCCCTCGGAAGAATGGCAAAAGCAATCTTTGCGCCGCCATCGCCCTTTACATGCTCTACGCTGACGGCGAGCCAGGCGCTGAAATTATCTCGGCGGCCGGTGATCGCAACCAAGCGCGCATCGTCTTCGAGATTGCGTCAGCCATGTGCGCCAACAACGCCAAGCTGCGTGCCCACGGAAAAATCTTGCGCAACACCATCGAGTACAAGAACAGCTTTTACAAGGCCATATCAGCTGAAGCGAACACCAAGCACGGATTCAACGCCCATGCCGTCATTCTCGATGAGCTTCACGTATTCCCAAACCGCGATTTGTACGATGTCTTGAAGACTTCCACCGGCGCACGCACCCAGCCCCTGGTAATTGCGATTACGACAGCTGGACACGATACTTCAAGTATCTGTTATGAGCTGCATGATTACGCCAAGAAAGTCAAGGAGGGAAGCGTTCAGGATGATACATTCTTGCCGGTCATCTATTCAGCGGATAAAGACGACGACTGGACACAGCCGGCGACGTGGGCGAAGGCGAATCCTGGTTACGGCACAATTTGCAAGGCGGATTACTTCGAGCAAGAAGTGAAGCGATGCAAGGAGAACCCACGACAGATCAATACCTTCCTGCGTTTGCACCTGAATATCTGGACCGCAAGCGAGGAACGGTGGGTGACCGATGACGAGTTCATGCGCGGCGCCGATGAGGTTGACGAGGCATACCTGAAGACGCTACCCTGTTATGCTGGTATGGACCTGTCAAGCACCAAAGACCTCACGGCTGTGGCGCTGGTGTTCCGCGATGACGCCAATGACTGCTTTTATCTGAAGTGCCACCACTTCGTCAACGAAGACAAGGCCAACAGCAAGACGCTCAGTGGCGGAATTGATTACTACACCTTCGAGCGGTTGGGGCTGGTAACCATCACCGAGGGCAACGTAACCGATATGTTGGCTGTCAGGGAGCACATCAAACAGCTGGCATTGGATTACGATCTACAGGCGCTGGCCTACGACCGATACATCGCTCACCTGGTGGTGCCGTTTCTTGACGGTATCGACTGCCAGCCATTCGGCCAGGGCTACGCTTCCATGTCATACCCCACCAAACAGTTTGAAATACTGTTATGCGAGGGCAAGGTGAAGCATGGCGGCCACGATGTTCTGCGCTGGCAGATGGGCTGTGTGCACCTTGCGCGCGACGAAGCCGACAACATCAAAGTCACCAAGAAGAAAAACAGCGAAAGCCAGAAGGTAGACGGCGTGGTGGCGTCTATTATGGCTATGGGTTGTTACTTTAACAACGCGCAAGACGAGGAGCCACTGTTGCAGGTTATTAGTCTATGACAAGGCGCGGTTTATATTTTGGTTAAGTGGGGGCAGGTGGCAACGGCGGCCTGCCCTTCTTTATCTTGCACTATGCCCAACCGTTTACAGAGATTCGTAAAAGAAGCGCGCATGCGCATTGGGTTGGATCGGCCTGAGGACGTCATTGCCGCGGTGGGTTTATACGGCCCTACGGCAGCCGGTTCCAACATCACCCACGACACCGGTATCCGTATTTCTACGGTTTACGCCTGTGTATACAAGATTGCCAGCACCGTGGCCAGCCTCGGACTGAATTTGTACATGACGGACCAGCGCCGCCGCGACGTCGTATACGAGCACCCAGCCATTGACGTCTGCACTTTTCGCCCCAACAGCTACGAAACGCCATTTTACTTCTGGGAAACTATCGTAGCGCAGGCAGTACTGAAGGGCGCCGGCTACGCTGTCATCCAGCGCGGCCCTGGTGGGTTGCCGTTGGCGTTGCAAGGCATCGACACCGACCTTGTAGAGCGCCGCGTATTGGACAACCGCGTATACTTCAAGCTTCACGATGATACGGTGATGGCTCAGGAGGATATGTTGGAGATCTGCAACCTTTACCGCCGGTCCCCCATACAGCTGCACCGCGAGAACCTCGGACTGGCACAAGCCGCCCAGGACTACGGCAGCCAATACTTCGGCAACGGTGGGCAGATGACAGGCGTACTGTCCAGCGATCAGCCTTTGAAAGCAGAACAGATGGAGATTCTGCAACGCTCCTGGAATCAATCACAAACCAATGCCGGCACCAAGCTCCTCCCCTTTGGATTCAAATACAATCGCATTAGCATTGCGCCGGAGGAAGCGCAGTTTATCGAGACGCGTAAGTTCCAAGCTGAGGAGATTTGTCGCATCTTTTCTGTTCCGCCGGCTCTCGTCCAGCTTGAAAGCCAGACTACTTACAACAATGTGGAGCAGCAGAACCTCATGTTCGCGCGGCACACGGTGTTGCCGTGGGCGAAGCGCATCGAGCAGGAGCTGGCGAATAAACTACTGACCACGCGCGAGGCACGGAACCACTACTTCAAGTTCAGCTTGAACGACCTTTTCCGCGGCGATATGCAGGCGCGCTCCAACTTCTATACCCAGATGCTCCAAAACGGTGTGATGACCATCAACGAGGTCAGGGCACAGGAGGAGCTGAACCCCACCAGGGAGGGCGACACCCACCTGGTACAAGTCAATCAAATTGCGCTCGATCGAATGGGCGCCTATTCCGACAAAATTGCAAGCGATGACAACGGACAATCACCTTCCTAACTACGTGAAGCGGACGCTGCACAACATCAGCCGCCGCACAGACAAGGCCACATATATGCAGATCGTGGCCATCTACACCAATACGCCAGGCACCGATAAGGAGCGCGTAGCTGAGGTGCAGAGATTCGTGAGTGGAGTGGTGGAGCGCAAACAGCAGAAAGCGCAGGACAATGGCGTGCAGTACCGCCAAGCAGAGATGCGCGCCGCTGACAGTGACGAGATGGTTGTGGAAGGTTACGCAGCGGTGTTTGACAGCGTTACCGACCTCGGACCATTCCAGGAGCGCATTGCTCAAGGCGCCTTCGATGACGTGCTGGACAACGACGTGCGGCTGTTGATCAACCACGATGGGGTGCCGCTGGCACGGACTACGAACAATACCTTGGAGCTGTCGCAGGACGACACCGGATTGTACTACCGCGCGACGTTGAGCAACACCCAGGCCGGCCGCGACCTGTACGAGATGATCAAACGCGGCGACATCAACCAGAGCAGTTTTGCGTTTACCATTGGCCAGGAGTCGAGAGACGCAAATGATGTACGAGTTATTGAGAAGGTGGACCGTCTAATTGACGTTTCCCCTGTAACTTACCCTGCGTATCAGGCCGCCTCAGTTTTTGCGCGTGCCGAAGAGAGAAACGAAAATGACTGATCTACCAATCAAAGATTTGCAGGCTATGCGCCAGCAATACGTCGACCAGCGCGAGGACGTTAAAAAGAGCGCAGAATTGGAGGAGCGCGAGTTGACAGATACCGACGTCAAGGAGATGGAGGATCTGGCCATGCAAATCCGCAACATCGACCGCCAGCTGAAGGTGAAGCGCGAAGACGCCAAGATTGCCGAAAGCGCAGTGTTGGCTGGCGAGGCGTCCCACGGTGAGGCGCGCGAGTTGCGCCGCATGAAGCGCCGGTTCGATTTGGGTACCGCAGTACGCGAAGCCTACCAGAATGGCAAGGTGACTGGCGTTGCCGCTGAGTTTACCGAGGAGGCACGGAAGGAGGCGCGCCAGGGCGGTATCAGCTTGCGCGGCATGTTGAGCATTCCCAACAAGGTGATGCGTGCCGCTGTTGCAGGTACAGCCGGCGATTTCGCTTCCGGTGCTGCTGGTGAGGGTGGACAGTTCGTTGGTACCAACATCGGTGGTGCCATCGAGGCTCTGGCTGCTCCCACTGTGTTTGCTCAGGCTGGCGGACGCATCCTCAATGGACTGACCTACAACACCGATATTCCTACGGTGTCCACGGTTTCTACCATCAGCGAGGTTGACGAAGGCGCGGCACCTGGTGCAGACAGCGGAATGGACCTGGGCAAGGCCAGCCTTTCGCCACAGCGCTTTTCTGCGTTTGCTACGGTTACCGAGCAACTCATGATCCAAGGCGGTGCAGCTGTCGAGAACCTCATCGCCAACGACATGCGGCGCGAGATGAACCGGCAGATTGACAAGTACGTGTTCAAGACCTTGGTGCCTGACGCCGCTGACGGTGACGCAACTGTTCTCAGCGTGGCAAACCTTGTCGACTTCGAGGGCGCTCTGGTTGGTGCTGGCGTGGACTATGGCAACATTGTGGTAATTGTTGACGGTACCGGCCACGGTACGTTGGCAGACGCCGCCTTGGTGAGCGGCGTAAACGCTGCGCTGGATCGTAACAACAACACGCTGCTGGGCCACCGCTACTTCGTGACCGACGTGCTCAACGCCTCAGTAGGCGCCACCGGTACCGCGCTGATGGGTGACCTGAACATGTCCGGTGTGCTTGGATACTTTGGCGGTGTCGACATCATCGTCAACCCATACACGCTGGACACCTCGCACAAGGTGCGCCTGTCCATTCACCAGTACGCTGACGCGGCTACCATCTACAGTGCCGCATTCAAGTCTGTTTACGACGACGCGTGATAGTATTGAACTGATTTACAGAAAGGCCGGCATAGCGCTGGCCTTTCTTATTTTTAGGCTATGCAAGTAGAGATAACAGGCGCCGCAGTAAACCAGGACACCATCGTTACCGTGGCTGACCTAAAGGCACACTTGCGCGTTACCCATTCCTTGGAGGACACGTTGATTGGTGCGCTGCGTTCGGCGGCCATCAGCTGGGTGGAGGAGCACTGCAACATCAAGCTGGGCAGCTATACGGCGCGCGGCTATCTGCCAGGCTTTTACAACGCCTATATTCCCATTGGCCCTGTGACGGCGATCAGCGAGGTGAAATACCAAACGACAGCCGACAAGGATTACGCTACGGACCTCACGACGTTGGCGGCCACTTACTGGTATACGGACACCATCAGCCAGCCTGCGCGCATCGCCTTCCGCGATTCTCCCAAGACTTACGATTATGCGCTTACGCCGGTGGTGGTCACGTTCACCGCTGGCTACACTACTATGCCTGCTCCGGTGCTTCAGGCGATCCGGTTGCTGGTAGCGCACATGTACGAGAACAGGCAGGAGGAGATTACCGGTACCATTAGCACGCGCTTGAAGTTTGGACTGGAAGCGCTGCTGAATCCGTTCCGCATAATCTACCAGCCATGAAGAACGCCGGACGCCGCGACAGGTATATTACGCACCGCGCCGAGACGCTGACCCAAGACGATTACGGTCAGCCTACGGTGAGCAGCACCACTGACACAAACATGTGGGCCGAGGTGGTCTATGCTGGCAGCGCTGGCGAGAGCATGAAGGCTTACCAAATATTTCCGCAACGCGATGTCACTTTCATTGTACGGCATCCTAATCCCACTGACGCTGGCGGTGGTGTTAGCATTGCACAGGACGACCTGATTCTGTTTGAGAGCAGGGAATACGAGATACTGGGATTCGAGGAGATTGGCAGGCGCGACGGCTTGCGCATCTTCTGCAAAGAGAAGGGAACTGATGGCAGGGAAGGTAGAGGGACTGGATGAGCTGATGAAGCAAATTGGGCGCCTGGGGGAATTCCCAAAGGTGATGGCTAAAGAGCTGCGTCAAGCCAATCGCCAAGTGGGTCAACTTGCCTCCAAGCGTATCAAGCCACAGGTGCCACGCAGTAAGGTATTGTTCAAGGTTCGGCGCAGTGGCGCCAGAGGTGGCAAGGCAGGACCGAACTTGGATATAACACCAGGCACATTGCGCCGGTCCATTGGCGTGCGCAACAGCCGCGGCAGTAGGATCAATGTATTTGTGGGAGCTCGCTCAGGTGGCGTATCACAGAATAATGATGGCTGGTTTGCAGGTATTGTAGAGAGTGGCCACGTAGGAGGCCGCAACCGCAGTACCGGAAGCCGCAACTACAACAAGATTGCACCGGCGTTGGAGCGCCTGCGCCCAGCTATGGAGCGCCTTATGATCATGAAGTACCGCAAGGTGTTCGATAAGTATAAGCTGTAATGGAAACAGGCAAAGCGATATACAAGCTCTTGAAGGACAGCGCGGCCGTTGGCGCCATCTGCGCGGACCGCATTTACCCAGAGCTGGCGCAACAGGATGCTGATATGCCGTTCATCGTCTATACGGTGACGGACACGACGCCCAGCGCCACGAAGAACGCCACCAGCAAACTGGACACGGCGCGCGTGGAGCTGTACTGCGTCAGCGACGACTACGAGACAGGCATGAATTTGGGCATTGCCGTGCGCGGTGCCTTGGATCGCGTCAGCGGTACGGTCAGCGATGTGGAAGTTCAATCCATAGACTTCGACACCAGCGACATCCAATACGATCCAGACCAGCGCGTATACGTACTAGAGCAGACCTACGGCGTACGCATCCAGCGCACCCGCACCGCAC